ATTCTGGTTTCTTTCAGGTAGAAGTAACACCTGAGAATAGAGACACATCCCTACATAAATTCACTGGTCGTCTACTTGGTGCTGCTTCTGCTTCTATTGGTCAAATTAATTTAGATACAGGTACATTTAAAGTTCCTATTATGAGTAAATCAGATAGAGTAAGTATAGATATAAAAAACAATACCTTCTTGCCTACCTTGTTAGCTAGTGCAGAATATGAAGGTGTATTTCACATGAGGAGTAGAAGAATATAATGGGATATTTAAGAAAATCAAAAGTATCAGATCTTAATTATGTATGTCACAACATGAGAGAAATGGATAGATTGGAAGGTTTATATCAAACAGGAAAAGATCCAGAAGATGCTTTGCGTTTATCTTATTTGTTTGGTCAAAGAGTACTTACAATAGCTGGTGACGAGGATCAACCTATGGGGTTATGTGGAGTAGGTAAAGATGGTTGTATCTTTATGATTTGTACTGATGAATTGTTTTTTAATAAAAAATATAAGATACAACTTATAAGAAAAGGTCGAAAATGGGTAGATAGTTTGTTGAATTCTTATAAACTCCTATATAATTTTGTATATGCAGAGAATGATTCTGCTATAAAGTGGTTAGAAGCACTTGGTTTTGTTTTTATAAAGTATCACGCAAAGTATGGACAACATAAAAAACCATTCTATGAATTTCTGAGGATTGCCTAAATGTGTGCCATTGTTGCTTCTGTTGGTCTTTCTTTATTTCAAGGGCTTGCTATGCGTAGTGCTGCAAGTCAGGCAGCAGCAGATACGGCTGAAATAGAAAAGCAAGCTGTTAGTTCAGCAGAAGATAGCAAAAGAAGTCAACAACTAGCTTTATCAGAAAGAAAACAAGAAAAAATTGCTGCTGCTTCACAAGATAAATTTGCTAAAAGAATTGATACTTTAAGAGCAACTAAAACTTTATTAGCATCAGGACAGGTTGGCAATACCACAAATTTATTAGTAATGGATCAAGCAAGACAAGGTGCAAACTATAATGAAAAAATAAGGCAAAGTGTTAATTCAATGAATAGACAATATTTAACTGACATAAAAGGAACTGAATCAGAATATCAAGGTATTAGAAATAGATACAGAAGTAATACTATTCAAGCTTATAACAAAATACCTTCACTAGGATCAATCTTATTAAATGCTGCTGGAAGTGGTCTTAGTGCTGGTATTAGAACAGGAGATATTAAATAATGTCAAACAGTTTTCTTAGTACATCAGGCGAAAGTTTTAGAAACCCAGTAAGTACTTTTGTACCACCTGTTGATGTTGTTCAAAAAAGCAGCATGATGGATTTGGCTGAAACTTTGGCAAATATAAATCCTGTTTTGCAAAATTTTATAGTACAAAAAGCAAAACAAACAAATGAAAGAAAAATAGCAGAAGGTCAAACATATATTTTAGAAGCAGATGATGAAACATTGAAAAAAGCTTTAAAAGCAATTAACGATAAAGATGGCGAAAGAGCTAAAAAAGATTTTTTAGGTAACAATAAATTTTTTAGAATAGGAGTAGAAAGACAATTAGCAATTAACTTGGGTAATGCTGCTGAAGGTAATACTGAAAAGTTTTTTAAAAGTTTTGTTATACCTCAAGAATTACCAGACGGAACAACTATAAATACATCTTTAGCTTCTTATGATGTAAACTCTGCTGCTTTTGATAATGCACTATCAGAGTTTAATAGAACATCATTATTAAATACAAAAGGAATAAGACCAGAAATTTTAAATAGATACTTTTTACCAAAACAAAATGCTGCATTAAGAAAAGTATTTGACAATCAAATAAGCAGTTCAGCAGATGCAAAAATTAACCAAATGAATATAAGTTTTGCTGACTCATTATTAAGTAGTTGGAAAAGCATAGATTATTACGATAAAAATATTGAACTTAATCTTATTGATAACAATGGTTTTATTGATGGTGAAAATTATGCTTTAAATGAAATGCAAGAAAATACAGATTATATGGCAAGGCTTGGTTTAACTTCTTCTGTTTCTCCTTCAAATATGTTTAATATTTTAAAAACAAGTTCTTATAAAATTTTTAATGACTATAAACAACAAGGTTTAAATATGAATGAAGCTATGAATGAAATAGAAGATTTTATTGATTTTGTTGGTTTTGTTAAAGTTGGTCCAAGTTCTATAAACAAAAAAGGTACAAAAGTACAAAAAGATTTGAAAAGCTATATAACTAATGAAATTTTAAATTTAAAAAAAGATTTATATAAAGATGTAAATGATGCAAATAAACAAGAAAAAGATTTTGCAGAGCAAGCAGAACTAGCAGATATTGACAACAGATTAGATAATTTAAATTTTGAAAGTGTAGATTTAAATGTAATTAGAAAAAATGCAGAAATAATAAATGGTATTCAAAATGATTACAAAGGTAGAATAGAATTTATAAATAAAGAAGTTTCTTTAAGAAATTTTAATGTAGATGGCTGGTGGCAAAACTTTAGAAATGATTGGGTTAATGGAGAATATGAAAATAATAAAATTGGAGCAAGACAAGATTTAATAAACTTTATGTCAGCACTTGGAACGTCTGCTACAAAAGAGGATCAAACAAAATATAAAGAATTAGATGACTTAGTAAAAAATCAATCAGGCAAAAGCGTTATAGATCAATACCCAGAAATCAAAGCACTTATTAAATATGGAGATAAAGTTGTTTCTTCATTTCAAAATCCACTTACAGGAACAATGGAAATGACGAATGTACAAGCACAACGTAAATATGATTTAGATGGATTTTTTAAACAACAAATAAATGATGTAATAACTGATATGGATATAGATGAAAAACAAAAAAGACAAATAGTTAATGATTTAAAAAGTTTTTACAAGGGTCAATTAGTAGAAATAGTTAAAGAAACTTATACGTTTAATAATCCAGAAAATGACATAGAAGGTATGAGAGAAAATATGTATGAAAGAAATAGAAATACAGGCGAATTTGAACTTAAAAAAAATAATTCAGTAAATGAAAACATTAAGAATATTCCACAAACTAATGATTCGTTTTTAGATTTCAATAAAAAATTATCAGATAATATAGTTGAAAATGGACAAAGAATAGTTAGTGATGTAGTTAATTCTTTAGGAGCTACAGATGGCAGTTTACTTGCTATGGCTCCTATTGATGAAGAACAAAAAGAAGAAATAAAAATAGTAGGTACAGAAGAACCAAGTGGTGTAAAAAGATTTGAAGCTAACTTTCCTGTTTTTTACAAACTAGCTAAAGATGCAGGGCATAAGTTTCCAGAAATAACAGCAGCACAAGTAATGTTAGAAACAAGTGGTGGTGCAAGACCTTCTGCTACAAATAATTATTTAGGTTTAAAAGCTACTCAAGATGAAACCAATAGAGGTGAATCAACTTTACAAAATACTACGGAGAATGAAAATGGTGAAGTTGTTTCTATAAAAGATAATTTTAAAAACTTTAATACTTTAGAAGATATGATGAGTCAATATAAAAAAGAATGGAATGATGACTTTATGGGAAGAAAAGGTACTGTTAATGTAGATACTGCTGAAAAAGCAGCTAAGTTGCTACAAGCAAATGTTTATGCAACTGATCCTGATTATGCTAAAAAGATTATGCAAATAATCAGAGATGCAAAACGTAATCCTCCATTATTTTAAAGATGACAGATTCAGCGATTTCTAACCAGTTAAATAACATGGAAGAACCACCTGTTGTCAATAATCAATATAAAAGTAAAAACATATTTGAAGACGATCAAAGTTTAATAGATTTTGATACTGTATATAATGAAGATGAAACTATTAATAATTTTTACTTAAATGAAACTGATGCAATAGATTTTAGTAGTGAAGAATTTAATAAAACTAGAAAAATATTTACTGACTTAACAGAGCAAACAGATCAAAAACAAAATTTAAAAGGATTAGCTAAAGGTCTTGGTCTTGAAATTGGTGTAGGTATTGGTGCAGATTTAGCTTTTGCACCTTTACTAGCTGCTGGACCTCTTGGTATTGCTGCTTATGGTGGAGGTCAATTTGCTGTTGGTTATTACACAAATATACAAGCACAAAAATTAAGAGGAGTAAAAGAAATTAGTCAAGCAGAAGCTATAGCTGCTGGATTAGCTCAAATAGTTCCAGCAGGTGTAACTGCTAAAGGCATAAAAGGTATTGCAAAAAGTGGAGTTTATGGTGCTGGTTTTGGTGTAGGAGAAACTTTTGTTAGGGATTTATTAGGTGATGATGTAAGTCGTGATGAATATTTATTAAGTCTAGGATTTGGTGGTACTTTTGGTGCTGGTTTTAAAGGTTCTGTAGATGGATTAGGTAGTGTATTTAAGAAAATTAAAGGCAAAACACCAATAGAAGCAGATAAAATTTTAACTAGAAAAGATAAAAAAATTGTTGAAGAAGCTGTAAATAATTTAGATCAAGTAGGGAAAAAACAACAAACAGATTTAGAAAGTAAAGGATTAAATATAGAACAACAAAAACAAACTGTTACAAGAACTTTTGTAATGCCAAATCAATTTAAAAGAACAAAACCTAATTATGGTAGTGCATCTATTGTTTTTGAATCTGATCTTGATAAACTTGCTTGGTCTTTAAGACTTGGTAAAAAAAATCCACCACAGAAAGAACAACAAATGTTACAAGCATTTATATCTCAGGGGTTTACAGAAAAAGAAATAAGACTTCATGGTGCAAATATACATAAAAAAATTAAAGATATTGTTATTGAAAAAACTGGAAGTGCTACTGCATCTCCTAATAATACAAAAGGTTTAATTATTGAAGTACCAGCAGATGCTAAATATGCAGGTGGAGTAAAAACTTCCTTAAATAAATTAGACAAAACAAAACAAGATTTAGGAGATGTCTCTAAGAATCCACAACAAATTTCTTTTATAAAAAGTTTAAAACCAAAACAACAAAAAACTATACAAGAAATGGTAAAAGTTTTAAAAGATGCTGATGTTTTTACTGGTTCAAAAAGTCAACAACAAACTAAATTAGAAGGTTTAGGTATGTTTGATGACGGAGTTATAAGATTACAAAATACAAAGTTTATTAAAGAATATGGTCAAGCATATTCAAAATTATACAACTTAGTGCCTAGTGATTCTTTAAACTATGCAATAGCTCAAACAATTACATTACAAACAGAAGACGTAGCTAATGTAAATAAAAAATTAATACAAGCAATAAAGACAAAAGATACAGGATTGATAGATCAATCTATAGATGATCTAACAGAATCATTATTAGGTGTAGAAGAATGGTTAAAACTTGGCATTCCACTTAGAACACAAACTGCTAGAACATTAAAATCTTTTGGAATGAAACCTGAGTCTGGTATTGAAGGTAAAACTGTTGATGAAGTAATGAATCTTACAGCAGCAGAAAGGTCAGCTTTGACGGCAAAACAACCTGACATAGAAATGGACATTAATCAAAGTCTTTTACAAAATGAAAAACTTAGAACTGATTTAAAAGATGCCTTAAAACAAGCAACAGAGACAGATGATTATTCTGAATTAGTTAAATTAACAACTGATTTAGATGGTGCAGCAGGTAGTGTAGAAAAAATGGTTGCTATAAAAAATACAGATGCAATACAAGTTGGTAAGTTTGTTGATAAAGTTGCTAGAACATACAATGAAATTGGTATTAACGCTTTACTTTCAAGTCCTACTACACAAAAAATTAATTTATATTCTGGTATTGCACAAACATTTTTAAAAGCTTTTAATAATTTTAGTGCTTCTTCTAATAACGTAGAACTTACAGCAGCCAAAAAACATTTATTTGCATTATTTCAAAACTTTGATTTTGCCTTGCAATCATGGAAAAGATCTTGGGATATGGAAGATAATTTTATTAACTTAGGAAATATTAAAGGAGAAACAAGTCAAAGATATATGATTTCTTCTGACAGTAGTTTTTTCCCTTTAAAAGCTTATAACGAATTTGGAAAGTTTATAAGATTACCTAGTCGTTTAATGACAGCTACAGATGCTTTGGTGCAAGCACCAAATATTTTAGCAGCAGCAACGTATGAAGCTACTATAGAAGGTGCTAAATTAGGTAAATCAGGAGATGAATTAAACAAATATATTAAAGGTCATGTTGATGGAATTATTAGTTATTTTTTAAAAAATTCAAAAGGTGATGTAGGTAGAATAGAAACAGTAGATGGTCAACAAGTTTTTACTCCTGATCCAGTAACGCAAAGAATATTAATGCAATCAAAAGAATTTGGTAAACAAATTACTTTTACTCAAGATATAAGAACAGAAGATTATTTTGGCAAAGGGGCTTCTTGGGTTAATAACTTAGCAGTACAAAATCCTGTAGCTCGATTTTTCTTTACGTTTACCAGAACTCCTACAAATATAATTAAAGAAGTTATGAGATATACACCTGTTATAAATACTCCTGTAGTTCGTAGATTACCAAATCAAGTTCCTTTCTTTGGAGGTCAATATCAAAACATAAATCCTTTAAATGCTTTCTTTTTACCAGAAATGAAAGCAGATTTAATAAGTCCTGATCCTTTAATAAGAGCAAATGCAATAGGTCAGATAAGAATGGGATATGCTTTTGGAATGATTCTTGCAGGTGCTACATTTAAAGATCATTTGTTTCCTGACTATGATTTAGATAGTGAACCAAAGAAGTTTGGTATAACAGGCGGTGGTCCTAATTTTATGACAAAAGAAGGGGCTGCTATGTGGATTTCAATGTATAAAGATGGTTGGCGACCTTATAGTAGATATTTTTTAAATTATGACGAAGATGGAGAACCAATGTATAAAAATGGAGAACCAGTTTATACATATAAAACTTATGAGAATTTACCTGATCCAATACTTTCTTTTGTACGAATTTTTGCTGATTTTGCTGAATGCGGTCCTTTTGTTAAAGATAAAGAATATGGAGATTTTTGTACTGGTTTTACTGCAACTATTGGGAGAAACGTATTTAACAGAAGTTATACGCAACAAATCAATGAAACAATTAATTTGTTTTCAGCAGTACCTACGATTGGAAGAAATGAAGATCCCGAAGATGGTGTGGATTATAGAAAGAAAAAAATCTTAGATTATATAGGAAGACAAGGTGCAGGTAGATCAATACCATATTCAAGTTTTTTAAGTAGATTACATAGGATGCCAGCAGACATTTTAACAGAACTAGGTTTTACTGAAGAAGAAGCAAGACAATTAGCAGAATCAAAAGGTGACTATAGTCAACTTAAATGGTTTATGAAACCTGATACAAAAACAAGAGCAGGTGATACAGCTTACGAGCCAACTCTTAAAGATGGTAGTTTTGATTTTAGTGATGAAGACTTTAACAGGGCTGAAACTGCATACCAAGCATTAGATAATATTCTTAGCAAAGCAAAAGAGTATGTACCTAATAATGTTGGTGGATTATTACCAGCACAAGTAGAACACGTTACAGGTGAAATTATAACTTATCCTCAAAAAGATGGTCTTGATTTAATATCAAATGGCAGACATAGTTCTAGTAAAAATCATAAGTATTATATGGCTACAAAGTTAATAGGAAAATTATTACCAGAACCACCAGAAGTTATAAGAGGATCAAAATTTAAAGGTGTTGGTAGTAAAAATTTTGTACCAAAAAAATTAGATAAAACTGAATATTCAAATCTTAAACGAATTGTTAATACAACAACTATTAAAAAAGCTGGAAAGAATTTAAAGTTAAATGATGCTATTAATGATTTTATAGATGGTAAATTTTTTAAATATCACGAAGCTATGATTGAACAATATGGTTTAAAATCAAGAGAAGGAAAAACGTCAGCAGAATTTATATTTACAGAAATGAATAGAATTAATAATCGTTTTATTACAAAAGGCATTATTGAATATACTAATAAGTATATGGGCAAGGAAGCATTTACTGATAGAATCAAAGCAAAAGATGATCTAAAAATGGATTATTATGAAAAATTAAAAGATCAAATGAGTGAATTAAATCTAGGATTCTTTTAATCATGGCTACCAACACAACTGCTACCTCGCAAACTCATAACGGAAATGGCAGTACAGCCAGTTTTGCAATATCTTTTTCTTTCTTAGAAAATACTGAAGTTGATGTAACAGTTAGTGGTGTTCTTAAAACACTAGGTACTCACTATACAATTAGTGGTTCGACTGTCACTTTTACCTCTGGTAACATACCTCCTTCTGGTACTGCCAATATAAGATTTCAAAGAAATACAAATATAAGTGTAAAGAAAGTAGATTTTGAAGATGGTAGTGTTTTAACAGAAATAGATTTAGATACCAATACTGATCAATTAATACACGCATTACAAGAAATTACTGACAGTGGTACTGCTTCTGTTACTACCTCAACAACTGCACCTACAAATGCTGAAGATGGTGATTTGTGGTGGAATGATGAAGATGGTGATCTACATGTTTATTACAATGATGGTAATTCACAACAATGGGTAAGTGTTTCAGGTTCTGGTAGTGGTAGTAGTAGTGGAGAAACAAATCAAAACGCATTTTCTAATGTTGCTGTTAGTGGTCAAAACACTGTTCAGGCAGATACAACAACCGATACATTAACATTTGCTGCTGGTAGTAATATGACTATCACAACTAATAACAGTACAGATACAATAACTTTTAACTCAACAAGTAATACTGGTGATATAACGGCTGTAACTGCTGGAACAGGATTATCAGGTGGTGGTACTGCTGGTGATGTAACTTTAAATTTAGCTAATACTTCAGTTAGTGCTGGTAGTTATACCAATACAAATATTACTGTAGATGCACAGGGAAGGATTACTTCGGCTGCAAATGGATCTTCTGGTGGTGGAGGTACACTTACAAGCGTCAGTGGAACAGCCCCAATAACTTCTTCTGGAGGAAATACCCCTGCTATTGGTATTTCAGCAGCTACAACATCTGCTGCTGGTTCTATGTCTGCCAGTGATAAATCTAAATTAAATGATTTTGTTTCAGTAAAAGATTATGGTGCAGTGGGTGATGGTTCTACTAACGATGCAACAGCTTTTGCTAATGCGTTAGCTACTGAAAAAGCTATACACGTTCCAGCAGGTACTTATGTTATAGGTTCGACTTTAGATATAGATGATAAAAATGTCACTATGATTGGTGAAGGAGAAAGACTATCAATACTTAAATTTACTGGTGGTACAGATGGTTTGAATTGGACTTCTTCAGATGATAGTCATTCATTAATACTAGAAAAATTACAGTTTCAAGCTTCTGCAACTATGTCAGGCTCGCCTGTAGATGCAAACTTTGGTGTAACTTCTGGAAGTATAAGATCAGGAGTGTCATTAGAAAATATTGTAGCTGCTCCTACTGGATCTGGTGCTTGGACAGAAGGGTTTAGATTTAATAATTGTAGAAATAGTAATATTATTGAATGTATTTTTAATGGGGTTTTAGCCACATCAACTTATGGTTACAAATTTACAGGTCAATGTTTAGATTTTAAAGCTGAAAGATGTCAAGCAAATGATATTAATGCAGGTAGTGGTCAAGCTTTTATTGTTGAAGGTACTTCTGAAGGAATACAAATACTTAGTGCTTTAGTTATTAACGTAAAAATTGGTGTAGACCATGATACTACAAGTTTTGAACCATACCTTTCTGTAATTGGTTCTCATTTTAATACTAGACAATTTGGTGTAAGAATTAAAAAAGGTATGCAATCTATTATCAGTAATTGTTTATTTTATGCTGATACTGAAAATGCTGCTGCTTGTGAAAACTATACAGGTGTAAGCATTTTAGCTAATTCTGGAAACGATCATAATAATATTTCAGATAATATTTTTCATGCAGCTAGAACTAATACCGGTAGTGCTGTAACAGAAAAAGGTGTTGAAATTGCACATGGAGATTCAAATATTGTAGCCAATAACGTATTTAAAGTTTTTGATACTGGTATAGAAATAAATGATGCTGCTACTGAGACACAACTAAGTGACAACAGATATTCAAGTGTTACTACCCAAGAAGGTCTTGGAAACACTACGATAGTGTCTTTAAAAGCAACAAGCAACAGATATATACTTGCTGGTAATGGAAATAAAGATATTCAATTAGAACTTAAATCTGGTACTGACGGATTTAAAATTTCTAACTTTAGTGATGGTAGTGCTGGTCTAGAAAGCGTAAATAATTCTGATATTAAATTTTTTACAAATGGTCAAAAACTTCAAATATCATCTAATGGAAATATTGGTGCTCCGAATGGCTCAAATATTTACAATGCTTCTGATTCTAGATTAAAACAAAATGTTCTTAATTTAGATAAAGGATTATCAGCAATTAATTCTTTAAGACCTGTTTCATTTAATTGGATAGATGGTTTCTGTGATGAAGAAAAAAATACTTTATACGGTTTTCTAGCACAAGAAGTAAAAACTGTAGATTCTAATCTAATAGGTCAATTTGGAGTAAATGGATCAGTGCAGATTGGAGACACAACTATAGAAGAAACTCTTCGTGTGAATGAAAAATTTATAACACCAATACTTGTAAAGGCAGTACAAGAACTATCAGCTAAGATTGAGGTATTAGAAACAAAAATAACAACAATGGAGGATTCCTAAAATGGCTGCTTTTGATTTTCCAGCTGGTCCCAGTAATGGTGATACATATAGCTTAAACAATGTTAGCTATACCTATAACGGTACGGTTTGGAAAAAAATATCTTCTGCTA